TCGGACATCTGAGTAGATTGCCATATTTTGATGTCCTTAGTTTGGTGTGAGAGATTCACGAGCACAGAAAGCACGCCAATGGTCTAGAATGCCCATCTTGTAACGCCTTACTCTCATCACTCGGTAAGTGTAGGTTTTACCATCTTCCACTGAGTCCCATTGGAAAGTGTCCGCTCCCCAACCACCAACACCTTCAACTTCAGCACGCATTTCATCTGCCGAATAGACTTTCTGCCAATCCCTAGTCCTTTCGGATTCTGGTAACTGCATTAACTCATAGTCTTTCAATGGTTGGACGTTACCCTGAATAGTCAGTGTCGTTTGAGCACCCTCTACAGGATCACCATCGACATAGGTATCTTGAGCACGCCTTGTAATAACAATCGGAATCTTATGTGTAAGTAGAAATTGAGGTTTTAACATTAATTACTTCCTTTCTTTTCTACTTTAGCTGTTACGTTGGCAATCAATTCACTTGTTTCCACCAACGGATCATCAAAACCCTTAAGTGCAATCGTTAGTGGTGCGTTTCGAGGAGTGTCCCAGTCCAACATAACTTTACGGAGAGTCCGTTCAAAGTTGGTTGTACTTTTCTGCATGGCTGTAAGAATAGATTTACCAGTTAATACAGCTTGCATCATATCTTCGAAATCATCCTTGTTAGCGCCTGCCTTGAATGCACCTTTCAGACCAACAGTCATGAATGGACGGGGAGGCGTGATAGTTCCATTATCGTTCAGGTGTCCTTCGTTATTCCACTGAGCAACCTGAGCCATTTGTAGATTATCGTTTGTGGAATCGTACCTGTTTTCCTCGAACCAACCCAAATTCACATTGTGTGTTTCAGCTTGTTGAAGATTCTTTTTAAGCTTTTCCCAACCAGATTTATCAATCTTTAGTTTGAAAGACATACTCAGCAGCCACAGATATCAAACGGGTGGCTCTTAGTGTTTACACACTTACAGGATTCACAACCACATCCACCACAAACTTTAATTTGAGTTAGGGGTGGACGAACATTGTCTGGATTTTGATCATTTGCACAAACATCTGCCCAACTAATCCCAGCAGCATACGGCATCAATCCATTTGGTAGCGTATAAGCAGTGGGTGTATCAATTAGGTTCTGAAGGGCTTTTAGATATTGTGTAGAAAGAGAATTCCACACTTCTATGTCTCCAGTACGTTCTCTTGTATTGTAACCAGCAATTTGCATAGAAGCTGCAATAGCTGCCATTCTTGCAGCTTGAAGAACGTTACCGCCACTTAAATCTAAAAATTCTTGAATCTCTTCGTCCGTAAACAGCTGGTAGAACGGACTGTTCGGCACGTCACCAATAAGTAGACGTACTTTTTCAATATCAGTTAAAGCCATAGGGACTCCTTAAAATAATAAGGGGAGAGACTTTCGCCTCCCCTCCCCATGTATACAACAATTAACCAGTGAAACCACGTACCAGAATTGCAGGTTTCCGAACAATGTTCAGGAAGTTGGATTCTGATTGAATCAGGATCTCGGTATCTGTGGTGTTCGGGTACTCAAACATGTAAGCCTCTACGCCGAGGGTGTTAACAAATTCAAACTTGTTGGCAGGACCAAAGTAAGTTTTGAAGATGTCTACGGTGCCCATTGGGAAGAAGTATGCGTCGTTCGCAGGAACGAAACGAGTACCATCCGGAGCGAAACCACGATATTCAAGGAACTGAATAGGACCATGAGTGAATTCGCGATCCAGACCACCAGCAAAGCCCATTTCACGACCACCACGACGCAGTGGCTCTTGGGTGGAAGTGTAGTATTGATAAGCAGCTTTCACCGACGGGTGAGTAACCAGTTTGCTAAAGAATTCAGGAGAACACAGAGCAACTACGCGGTTAACTACGTCACCAGTCAAGAGGTTATCTTGAATGTGGGCAACAACTTCTTCGATTTTCAGCAACACTTCGGTGGTGGAAGTATCCATATCGAAGTCAACTTCTTTACGGGTAATGCCGAAGTCAGTATAGAAGTTACCGGCTACAGTACCATTAGGTGCATAGATATCACCAGTGGTCAGCATCTTCATACGAGCAGTTTCAAGGGTCTGTGCGTGGGAACGACGAATACGTTCCAACTTACGAGCACGCACCAAATCAAGTTGCTCAGGGATGCCCGGACCACTACCACCATAAGCACTCTTACCTTGAATATCTTCAGGCTTGATTGCGTCATCCAACGGGAAGTGTGGGACAGGATATGCTTTGATCAGACGGGTGTAGTCTTTGGAAACGTTGTTACGCTCACCACGAACTTTATCGCCAATCAGACCAATAGATTGATTGATTACTTCGAAGTTTGCTGTGTGAGTAGCCAGAGGCTCTGTATCGAACAGGGCGAGTTGTTGAACTTTACCGTACTGGTTAGGAACCACCAGAAGCTCTTGGGTCCAGTCGGTAATTTGAAAGTTATTGCCAAAGGCACGAATAATAGACATAATTAATTCTTATCCTTATATCTTAGTTAGTGGTGAGGACGTTGATACCCAAAGCTTCCAGAGATGCGTAGATAGCATCTTTTTCGGCTTGCAGGTCATAAGATGCATCCAAAACCAGAGCACCTTGAGAAACTTCAGAAGGGCCTTTGATGAGGACAAGCACTTTGGTATCAGTGGTAGCAGCAATGCTGTAGTCATCAATTACGATAGCGGCAGCAACAGCAGAACCATCTACAGCAGTTTGAACAGCGATTTGGTATTTACCAGTGGCAGTAACTTTACCGAGAACAGTACCTACGGAATAAGTTTTAGCAGCAGCTTCGTTAACAGTAACAACTTTACGGCAGTAGCCGGTTTCTGGCCAAAGCTCGTGTTTAACCAGATTCGAGCAACGGGCGGTATCAGTAGCAACAGTGGTCATTAATTAAATCTCCAATCTTATTGTTGTGCGTATTTTTTCTTGAGGATAGCAAGGGTGCCATTCTCTTCGTCGTTTTTCTGGTCCATATCCGTATTTTTGCCTTTACGAACAAAAAGATCAGAGCTAGAAAGCTGTTCTTCTTTGGCTTTAAGAGACTTAACAATCACATCAAAAGCTTCATCAGGAAGAACTTCAGTGGACTTGAAGAGGGCTTCAGCCTTTTCAGCATCTTTCTCTACTTCGGAGATGGCATCCTTACGAGCTTTCTCTACTTGAACTTTCTTTGCTTTTTCTACTTCTGCAAGTTGCTCTTTAGCTTTTTGCAGTTCTTCTTGAACGGGTGCCAGAGCTTTTTGAATAGCTACTTCTACTGCCTTGGTGACTGCTTCTTCATGAGCAGACTTCGAGATAAATTCAGACATTGAGTCCTCTTCTTGTTTTTTAAGTTCCACGGAGGGAGAGATTGTCTCTTTCGAGACGGTTACGCCCTCTTTAACAGAGGACTTCTTGAGGGCTGCAATCTTCGCAGACACGCCCTCAAAATTCTTTTCAAAGATCTCTTGTGCTTTAAGAATCGTCAGATAGTCTTTAGGTTGTAGTTCACCCACAGCTTTCTTGATATCTTCCAGTTCTTTATCTAAAACAAGAGACTTCATGATCTGAACAGCATCAACCCTTTCTTGAAGATACTCTTCATAAGCATCTGCCGACTCTTGAAAAGAATAAGCTTCATCGATATCTTGATAGCCAAAGATTGCAGCAAGAACAATTGCATCTTCATACCAAAGGCCAAAGAATTTACAGAGAAAGTCAATCATTGGCATTGTTACAGTTACTTCTGCCGCTTTCTCAATCTCTTTGGTAGAGATGTCATTAGTGGCTTTTGTTACAAGCGTTGTGAATTGATTTGCAGCCCCTCCAACAGACGGGCCTACAAGGGCGATATGAGAGCCCTCTTTCTCAAAGTTAAAATTACTTAATCGGCGCTTAGCCATTATTCGAGTTCCTCTACATTGGCTTTACAGCCTACTGAAACGCCGTTAATTTCACCTGACTTAACAGCTTTCCAAATGACTTCACCAAGTTCTGTTTCTGGAAAGTGCCACCACTGAAGCCAAGTCCCTTTCTGAATACATCTACCATCTTCAAGATTAAAAGTAGTTGGAGTAATAAAACTTTGTACAATACTCGCTTCTTCAGTCTCTACACGATGGAACAGATTGGCTTTATTGCAGTGCATTGAAAAGTTATTGCAAGCTTTCTCAATCTCTTTGGCTGAATAGATGTCGCCGTGAGCGTCTTCAACTTCTGGCTCAAGTACGACAAACAACGCTACGCGCTCTTCTCCATCTAAAGATTTAACAATCTCAGATTCTTGAACTTCTTCTTGCTGACTTCCACCAAAAAACTTTTCAACGAAAGCTGAGAACATTTCAGTGAATTCGACAGCTTTGAGAATGTCGGGCATTTCAAGATCTGGGTGAAATTTCTTATAAGCTGTTTTTACTTTTCGCTTAACTGCTGGAAGATCTTCTTCGGGGATTTGAACTTTGTTACCGCGATAGCCCTTGCCCAAAGCTGCAACTGCTGCACTCACATGGGTTGCATCCGAAATATTCAGCTTCCAAGTTGAGGTTTTTTCTTTATCTGGTGTATAGGCCCATCCAGAGGCTGGAACACCATCTTTTTCAACGGCCATCTAGCCTCCTATTTAGGTATTTTCACTGTTACCTGCCGATTGATCACCACCACCAGTTGCACTTCCTGTACCAGAGCTAAGCCCTTCGGTCATACCTTCACCGGCATTACTAGTGAATCCGGTTAGTTGTTGACGAGCTTCATCGATGGTGGTGGTAGGGTCGTCAAATGGAACAGGCATTGCAGCCTGTTGAGCAATCCAGTTAATTGTTTGAGGATCTTGAGAAATAAGACCCGCTGCACCAACACGTTGGATAAACTTAGAAAGAACATCAAGGTCTGGAGATTTAACAGAACCAAAATCAAAGTATGGGACTACATCTGTAGACCAACCATTCAATTGAAATAACTGAATTACAAGATCATGATTAAGTTGTTCTTTAATTTCTGTAAGCTTAGCCTCGATAGCCATCTCTGTAATCCCTTGAAGAGATTCAGCAAGAGAGAAACTACCGCCACCATCTTGACCAAGAATAAGCTGCGAAGCCATTAGACAAGTAATGATATCGTTCTTATACCGATTGATAATAGCGTTTACATCATAAGTCTTTTGACCATTCATGCTAAGAAGTTGCAAATCTGCAATCATCTCTTCGCCATTATCATCCTTCAGACTTGGGACAATTACACCACTTTGCTCACCCATATGAAGGTTACGCATGATGTTTTGCCAATGAGCATAAACTTGCTGATCTTCAGGAGAAGCATTTGGGTCCATATAGCGAGGGTGTAGCTTAAGAACCTTAAGACCTCGTACATCTGTAGCTACACCAGAACCTTCAAACTTCTCAAGTTCTGTTTTATACTTCCAAGCAATCCAGCAACCTTTTAGCGGAGACTCACCTTCAGGGTTATCTTTCAAAGGGTTGTTTCGAAGAAGCATAAACTTCTTCCTACGAATTTCTTCGTGTTGCCAACCAGAGCTAACATGCATCTGCTCTTTACCAGAAGGCTCTATAACCCACTGAAGTAGGCCGGACAACTTACGCCCTTTGGTGGATTCGTCCCATTGAAAACTATACACTGTTTCTTGTGCAATCAAGGGAAGAGATTCTAGTGCTGTCAGACCATCATCATACTTGCTACCATTACGCTTGTAGCGTCTACGGTAAACCTTTTCAATAGGTGCAAAACCGTAGCGATTGAATGTGGCAGCTTGACGGATGAATTGACCCCAAGTGTGGTCCATATCGGCCATACACTGACGAAGGAAATCAGCCTTATCTTTTAGCTGTTCTTCATAACCTTCTGGAATCTTAACAGTCCAAGGCACACGAGCAATAGCCATTTCAACAAGATTTAGTGCAGGAGCAATAGTTGCATCCTTTGCCATTTTCTTATAAGTATTAATGCACTGAGGCCAGCGCAGCTCAACTTCACATTCTTCGAGAATTGTCCCACCGAGTGTGAACAAACCATTGTAGGATTGCTGACCTAATTTCATACGGGGAATTGTAGATTCACTCCCCTGTGTAAGAGGCGGAGAGGCATCTGTAATAATATCTTCTGCCATTTGCTCTCCTATTTAGGCAAAGGGATTTGTTGTTTTGAATATACTGTCTGAGGATTGGAGTCCGGAGAGGTACGAGGGGATTTGGA